ACACCTATGATTTCCCACTCATAGACATAGATGTCCAGGGGGATGACATATATGATTTTAGTGCGTCAAATGACGCCAAGCTCAAGATGTTTCTGAAAGGGTTTGAGCAGGCCCACTAGTTTTTTTCGCATCAAAGAGTAAATGCGTACTATCATCCGTTCAGGATATGTCCAGCACCGGTCTCGCAAGACGATCACCGTGCATCGCAAGGATGGTACGACCTACCGGTACACCCGCAAGGCGGGCGTGTCGCGTGTGCGCGCGGTTCCCACGAAGGATGTGGGCGCCATCGGCAAGGGGCCCAAGGTGATCGGCAAGCTCAAGGCGGGCATGCTGACCCGGTACCACTACCACCCCGTGGAGGCGACCACCAACCGTCACAAGGCGCTGACGCGCGCCGTGACCAAGGGCAAGGAGGATCCTCACGCCGTGATCCGTCGTTTGATTGCCATCAGCACGCTGACCAAGCGGACTCTGCCCCGCGCGTCCCGCATCTACAAGTCGGATGCCGCGTGGGTCCACAAGCGGTGGTCCAAGATGTTTGGACGCCGTTAATTTCTATGTAAATATTAATGTCAAGATTTATGCGTTGGTTGACGCTGTTTTTGGCTGCAACGAGCGCCGCGCCGCGCGTCATGGCGCGAAGAAATGTGAACGCATCCGGTTTCGCGCTAAGAAATTGGGGTCAAATTGGTAAACAACTCGGATCTAATAGCGTCAATGGCGCCGTTTTTGCCCTGCCGAATTCGCGTTACATAGTCAAGATAATACCAAATTTAAACCAGGCGCGCCGGGAAGTGAATATTCAGCGTCAACTCGGGGAACTGGGAATAGCACCCAAAGTTCACAACTTCCAGACGATTAACGGCCAAGGCGCCATCATCATGAATCGTCTAGGAGGTCGTAACGGAGAGACGTATGTGAATCTCACGACGTACAGAAATAAGTACGGTGCCATTTCTCAATCAAATTACAACATGATAAAGTCTCAATACAATTCCATGAGACGCGCGGGTGTTGTCCACGGTGACCTTCATTGGGGGAACATCGCGCTAATTCTGAACAAGAATGGATCCGTCAAAAACGTCAAGATTATAGACTTTGGTAGAAGCTCCAGGAACGGGTCGTCTTCTTCTAATAATGAATACATGAGTCGGGCGCGTCAGACCACCAGGTCTAATAAAGAGTTTGAACGACGGCGCCGACGGGCCATATAATTTTCTGGCTGAATATTAAACAGATGTCTCCCAGTCCTAAACGAAATGGAAACGGGAACAACGGGAAAAAACCCAATCTATCGGGAGGTCCCAGACGACGATCACCAAATTCCAACGGAAATACAACCGTTCGGGGACTTATGCAGTACGCGCGTTCTAATTTCCGGAAAGCGGCGTCGGCAGCCAAAGTCCAGTTTATCGTGTTGGGTATGACGGCCACAAGCGCTGCTTTGATTGTCAAAAAAATGATCGACTCATACGATGAAAGGTACAATGAACCAGGACGAAAATACAATAGAAATTTTGCAGAATTCAAACGTGCCGAAAAACAATGGAACAAAGAATGTACCGTGGGGGGTGGATTGGGTGGAGCTGCTTTTAAAAGAGGATCTGGATTCCGCCCGGTGGCGTGTCCGATAAGGAGACCCGTGGAGCCCAATAGACCCCGTGTATCACTGGGTTCTGATATTACCTCATTGCGCAAGTCCGTGAGTATTATGAACCTTGCGTGGGTTGCTCTTATAGTATTTATAATCAATAAGATAGTGGTTACTGTGACAAGTACATGGGTGAGTGTACAAAAAGGCAGATTAGTCGGTGTGGCTGTAGGGCGTGCGAAAAACGAAGCAAAACACAGTGGGCAAATCGGTCAGCAGACCGTGAACACGGCCGCTAATTTCAGAGAAATTTCGCGTCCTCTTCTAGAAAGTGCAAAAGATATAGCGCATGCTATAGCGGAAATAGAAAAGGACATGACAAAGGTTATAAGGACGCAGGGCGCGAGGGCACCCAACAGAGCTAGACTTGAAGAAGATAAAAAAGCTCTAGAAAATTTACTCAAGTCCAAAATTCCATTAATAGAAATGAGCACTATTGCACAGGTTGAATTTCAACGTATGTTAAATGCTCCAGCAAGATTGGAATATCAACGTGTATTAAATGAAACAATACAACAAACGCATCAGATCGCAGGAGACGTAAGCGCTAATTTAAATACTAAAGGAGTCGGAGCTGCTATACAAAACGTAACTCGGGGTGCGGCGAACCTCGCCAAAACGGCGGCGGGGGCATACATTACAGGTGGTGGGTCATTATTATTAAAGGGTCGTCAGGCAAACCAGGCGCCACAGCCCAAAGCGGCTTCACCACGGCTGGCAATCCAGGCACCACGACCGAACACCAATCGCACTCGTTTAAATGCCGTGCGTCGTCGGATTGAAGCGAACCAAAATGCTGGAGGCGCCGGACCAGGTTTGAACAACCTCATACGCGAGGAACGCCGTTTGGCAGCGGCCGTGGGCTCACCATCACGGTACCCGAGCCCACCTCGCCGTCTCCAGATCAAGCCCAAGACTCCCAGCCCCCCTCGGCGCCGCTCACCAAGCAAGTCTCCTAATTCAAGAAATGTGAACAAGACGTTAAACACCCTCTTGAAACAGTTCAACTAGACCCACTCCACCGGATCCCAAATACCGTGAATAGCTGGACCATACGGGAAAAAAGGCTCTATAGACCATTCACCCGTGTGACTCAATAGGTCCATGAGTATATGGAACATGTAAATATTTCTGGCCCTTGAATTTCTGATCAAAATTAGAAACCATAAAGAATGGGGCAGTTTATAAAAGTATGTATATGATGACCAGTTTTTTATCACCCGCCAAGGCGTGTTCGGGTCCACGAACGCCCCCCCGGGTGACAAAAAAAGTGCCATGTACAGGTCAGGGGCCAGTGCCCAAAAGGCATCCTCCAACCGTAAAGGGCCAAAGTACAACCTTGTGGTGGCCAAGTGACCTAACCACAACATCCCTTATTAAAAGGGATTTTAGTTTAAAAACCATGGAGCAGCTCCTCAAGTCTATGGCGGAGGATATCTGGGCGTCCCTCGGACCCGGCTATTCCGAGTCCGTGTATCACTGCGCCTTTGAAGTGGCGCTCCGGTCAAAGGGCATTTACTACGAGACCGAGCGTATCGTCCCGGTGTACTATGCGGGTCTAAATGTAGGCCACGTCCGGGCGGACCTCATCGTGGACCGCAAGGCGGTCATAGAGCTCAAGTCGGTAAGCAAGCTCAATGAGACTTACCGAATTCAGACCCAAAATTACCTCAAGCTCCTCGACCTGCAAGAGGGCTTCCTCATCAACTTCCCGGACAAGCGTGGTGCACTAGAGTTTGAGTGTATCGAGCGCGTCAAGGATCCCGCTCCGGAGATGCTTGATATGTACTAGGTAGAGGCCTTCCTGTTTAGAACTTTAGGTAAATCACATTTTTCAATATGCGGGAACTTTATTTGGCATTCTCCAATTTTCCGGCATCTTTCGATAAACGTGTCAGGGTCATAACAACCTTTCATCATATTGCAATGAGTGCAGCAGGGAACACAGTTGCATTCTGAATAGTTTTTTTTAGAGTCTAAACGATCTATTCCATTTACTGTGATGTCTAGGTTTAAAAAGCCACAGTATAAACAAGGAGAAGTAATCAACTTTAGAGCCGTTTCATCATCAAGTTCCCATGGTATATCTCTTTTTATGGCACCTGTTTTGCAGTTTCTTATCTTTTCTGTAGCGCATTTCTTTCGTGTAGCTTGAATTCTGGCATTATAGGCCGTTGCGTCTTTTTCTTTTTCACGTTTGATCCATTCAACTGCAACTTTTCTCATTTGCACCTTTATCTTTTCTTTGTTATCTTCCCGCCACTTTTCAACCAACTGTTTATGTTCCGGGTTCGAGTTCAGTCTATTATACTTCGTTCTACACTTTCTACATAATTTGCATACCTTATTTCTAGAATTTATGAACTCTTCTTTGGGTTGAGGAAGCCTTGAACAATTAGAACATTGTACGAGGTCTTCCATTTAATATGGTAGTACATAAAAACTTTAATACTTAATCAAATGGTCGGAATGAATTCCCAGCGTAGTTCATCGCATATTTTCTTCCAAATTTGATCTTGGACGTATAGTTTCTCCCTGCTTTTCAAGAGCGGAAAACATGGAAGGTACTGGTCCTCTCCCAGCAGCTCGCTCAGTTTATAAAGAACAAACGAGTACGACAGGAAATTCTTGCGGTTTGCAGGCTTGTGCTTCTCAAACGGTGCTTGAATAGTATGAAACATTAGTCTTAATTTGTCCTCAAGCTCTTGAGGCATCGTTGGAGGAGTGATGCCGCTTACTATAGTCGCTATATATGGAACATGTTCGTAGTATTTTGCATAATTGAGTTTCTTCAAGAGAGCCTTGACCTTTTCATGTGTAATCTCAGATAGGTCCTTGACCTTTTGTTTCCTGAATTCTGTCCTTAATTTAGCCACAACCTCGTCCGGGACGTGCGTCGACTCCTTCGCCTGAAACTGGCTTATCCACTCGTTGAAGTGGTTCTCGCGTTTGTATGAATAGACTATGTGCTTCTCAATGTCCTGTTCCTCCTTGAAGCCCACCTCCTCGCCGAGGAGGTACTCGACAGCCCCACACTCCCTGCAAATTTCCTCAGAAACAGCCTCTTCAAAAACCCGCGAGTACATGGCACCACAAGATCGGCACGGGTTATCGTGTGCTTCCCGCTCTTTGGGTTTGTCATCGTATCCGTTCTCCACCTCTTTGAGATATTTCTTGTAAATGTCATTTCTCTGAACACCCTTTCTCGACGCAACCTGCAAGTTGGCCACTTTCTTGGTCGACGTCAAACCACCCGTTTCATTCGTATATTCCTTTATGACAGGAACACACGAAAGAAGATACTCTGCAAGTTCTTCTTCTGACGTGCATGCACGTATCCTTTCTTCGTACCTGGCCTCCATATGGTTTTATCCTATATAAACTTTAATTACTCGGCATCTATCTTCGGGGCTAGGTAAAATTTCAAGTCGCCTAGATTTGCAATTGTATATCTGAAGATAATTGGCATGTTCTCATTCTCAGAGTCTTGCATGAGCTGGACACTAGAGCACATATTAGTCGCCTTGGTAAACAGGTTGATATACTTGAGACTGAACGTACTCCCGGTCCGCTTGACCGTCTCTGGAAACTCGATGACCGTCTTTTGATCCGCAAAGTCACCCCGACAGCTCAGCTCCAGTGTGTTGCCCTCGCGGATGATATCCATCTCGGCTGCAAGGTTCCCCATGTCCCTCGTGATGCGTTGAAAGTCGATAGCGGGCAAGGTGGTCACGACATTCATGTTAATATCAGGGAACTCGAGTATGTCCTCGTTGATGTCTAGCAATTTTAGTTTGAAATTGGTGGATGATTTTTTTTCCGGATTTTCAATATAAATTTCCATATAGTCTCTCCCTTCGATGCGGACAAACAGGGTGTCTTGGCTCCCCACAGACTTGAGGAGCTTGTACACGTTCGCCATGTTCAGACCAGCCACAATCTCTTTGGGGCACTCGTACTCCTCAAAGTTATCAGCGCTCAGATCCATGTGCACCAGGGTCACGCGGGCCGTGTCCAGAGTCAAGATGTGAATACCCTTTTCGTTGAAATAGACATTCACATCGTTGATGATATCTTTCAGGACCTCAAATACGGACTTGAGAGCTGAAGCCTGAATTGTCCTAAAATGCATCTTAAAATTTAATGTGCGCGAAATCTTTAAGACCGAGTCTTGTACGGATCACAGTTACTACGTAACTGGTCTCTAGCCCTGTCTCTTGGCCTGATAGGCGTCGGTCACGCTCATGTTTATTCTAGCCTCCAATTCAGGTGTCAAAATAGGCTGAAGAGACTCGCCGTACTTGTCAAGCTCGAACATACCGGGTGCATCTGACCCGTCCAGGTTCTGACACAACCCGTTGCCACAGTCCCACGACTCGAATTCAGTAGGAATCATAGACAGAAGCCACGCCTTGACTTCAGCACCGACGCACATCTTCCCTTCGTTAGTCACCAGGGTGGGCACGCGCGTAATCTTCTTGGAAGGCACACCGGAAGTCGTCACGTTATGGAACCTGATAATTTCGAGGAGAGCCGGCTGGGTCTTTATAAACCCGATAATATCCTGTGAAAATTTGCACTTGTCTGAATAGACTAGAAGAGCCATCTACTTTATGTTAGGGTTTTTGGGGGAGTCAGTGAGCGCAGCTCTGCTTTTTTGTTTGGGTATAGTAATGAAGGATCTCGCGGTTCTGGTCCTCGCGGCCCTCGTCCTATTTTTCGTATGGAATGGGCGCCAGGGTAAAAAGTCCATGTACGCCGCCGGCGACGTGAACCTGACGGCTCCTGTGCCCCCTCTCATCGTCCAGGCAATCATCGAAAAGGTTCAGTCCATGAAACCGGACATGGCCCCTATCGATACTTTGTTTGTCAATATTCAACCTGACGGTAGTTATAATTCCCGCATCATGTTCTTCGATACTAAGCACTTTCTGGGTGCGCAGTACGACGTCAGTGCGAAAGTGAACACTGACGGCTCGGTCGATATTCTCAAGCTGGGTGACTCGTCGACGGTCGACCCGACCACAGGATACCTGCCGGACGTGTACCAGCCATGGGTCGATGTTCAGAAGAACCTCGACGACCAGTTCAAGGGGGCTCTCAAGGGGTACAAGAATCAGCCACCCCAGCCCAGCCTGCAGAGCATTCCGGCTGCATACAAGGAGAATATGATCTTGACTCAGAGCAACCTGTTGACTCGGTCCTAAGGGGCCTACGCGTAACACCTCCTCCTCTTAATTCCATACCTAAATTAGATGGCCTTGTCAGCCAAACAACTCGTCGCCTCTGAAAAGAAGCGGGACCTTGCGAAAAAAGAGTACTACCGTGCCCTTCTTGAGCAATTTTGTCGTAAAATTAGAGTCTCTTCAGAACTCGGGAACAAGGATGTGATCCTGACCGTTCCTCCTTTCGTCGTCGGGTTCCCCAGGTACGATCTTCCAATGACCGTTGGGTACATGTGTCGCCAGCTCCAGAGACTCGGATACATTGTGAATCTCGTGGGTCCACTCGACATTCGCGTTCAATGGAACAGAGCCGCCGGTCTCGATTCTGAAATGAAAAAGGAAGAACTTGATCCCGGGACGTACCTCCCAAGCCTCGTCAACCTCAAAAAGACTGCCGAGAAACTGCGCATCACGAAAAAACACTAAACTTTTACTCTAGCATTGTACTAAATGGACTTGCTGAACGAGTCTGAACGCCGTTTCACCAAGAAGTTGTGTGACGCTATGATTCCCGTGATGATTGAAGCATTCTGGGAAATATGGCTAGAGGCCAAGAAAGAGTCCCAGGGCAAAAACACGACTCGGGTGTTTCAGGAGCTGCTCCGGGGCGTCAAGACGTGGAACTCTTCAATTTCACTCAAAAATACAGACGCCATCATGAAGAACCAGCCCCTGTTTCCCAACCTCTTGGCGGCCGTCTTCGTCATCCACGTCAAGATTCTGAGTGCGATCCGGACGGACAAAAAGTCAAAGAAGATCTCCATCAAGCTCCCGGCCAATGACGTATTTGTCCAGCGGTGCTACGAGGCGTGTGCCAAGGACCTCTATGAGAACCCCAGTATCATAGTGGATAACAAGTCCGAGGAGGAGCGCAATAATAATTTGAATGAGAGATTTAATAAGAAAATTTGCGTCGTCATTGAGGACCTGATTCCGACGGCTGAGATTCTGAACACGTACCTGCCCCTGCCAGCGGCCGGTGAGGATCTGGACATGGATCACGATGATGAGGAAAATCCCGAAGAGGAGGACATTCCCGACATAGACGAGGATATTCCACAGGATGATTTATCCACCATCCCTCAAAACACGGGAAATATGGAGTTTGGAAAAACTCCAGGCGGTGTGGATACGGCTGTGACCGTCAACAATTCACTGACGCCACCGAACGTTCCCGGTGCGACCCCCGCCGCAGAGGAGGGGGAGTCCCTGTTTCCAGACGCGCCCACACAAATTCAAAAATTAAACCACACGTAATAACAGAGCCATGGACCAGTACTTTCGTGAGCCTATGAGCGCAGCCGTCATCGCCGCAGCAGCCGTTATCGCGTACATATATTTAACATCAAAAATGAACAATGATGAAAAAAAGAATTCAGATTATTTCAAACCCGCATTCCTGGTCGCCGTTCTCGTGTATTTCATGGTGAGTCAGGGTCAGGGAGATTCGGGACCTGTTTTGAAGGAGCCTTTTTAAAAATTGCAAGAGAAACAACTTAAGGACTATGTCCTTATTTTGGGGTATATGACTACTGTAAAGGCGTTTGATGAAATGATGAACCAGTTCCTCGGAGAGCTCAAGAACGTGTTCCCCGACGAGCCAGACAAGACGGGTCCCGATTGCAAGACGTTCATCAAACAGATGGCACAGTGGGCTGGGCAGATGTCTTCACGTGACGATTCATTCTTTTGTGAGAATAACGAGTTCGCCAAGGATCTAAATCTCCACGTCATCTGGAAGCGTGAGGACTGTACGCCAGCGACCAAGCAGGCTATTTGGCAGTACCTTTCGTCGCTATACATGATTGCGACGACTCTGAGCATGTTCCCACCCGAAACTCTCAGTGCCATCGAGGCGGCTGCTGAGAACTGTGCCAAGAATATGAAGCTCGGCCCCAACGGTCAGCCCGACGAGGCGTCTCTCATGGCGAGCGTAAACAGTATGATGAGTCAGATGATGAGCAGTGGAAGTGGAAATCCCTTCGCGTCTCTTCTCGGACCACCACCGGGTCAGGCTCCAGGGAAGAAGAAAAAGAATATTCGTAAATAGAAGTATGGATCCCAAAGATGTTTTCAAGACAAGCGACCTCTTGACTTTTTGGCCCACGGCGACACAGACAGGTGACCAGCGCGTCTCCGCGACGACTCGTTTCATTCTGTATGCCGTTTGTATCGTGTACATCGTAAATCGTGATTCGCGCATTTTTGCACTTGGCGGAATCGCTCTTGCAATTCTCTATTATATGTGGACCACAAACATGATCAAGGATGGCAAACTTCGCACGACGATCGGCGACGCCCGGTACTCGACGGTTTTCCGTCCAGACGCGACTCTACCGACGGCGGAAAACTCCATGGGGAACGTGCTCTTGAGCGACTACGTGGATAATCCAGACCGCCCAGCTGCCGCGTGGTATCCAAGCGTGCGCACCCAGGTCCAGCAGGTTTGGAGCCAGATTCACCCGTTTGAACGTCAGCGCGATGCCGAGCGCAATTTCTACACCATGCCGGCAAGCACAATTCCCAATGATCAGACGGGGTTCGCTCAGGCGGCGTACGGCAAACCCTTCTCCGCCAAGTGTCACGACCAGGGCGGTGCGGCATGCGATCCAGATCGCTTCTACTCCGCGTTCCCAGAGCGGCCGCAAATGCGTGCCGGTAATGGTCGTTAAATTAAAATATGACAATACAGTAATAATGCCGACTCTTTACACGAGCCCTTTGACCCTTGAGAAGGGCGTCTGGTATGGTCCAGCGCAGGTTGTTCTAGAGGACAAGACGAGTGTCGAGGATTCTCTTCGTGAACAGACGACGACGGCGTGGAAGAAGGGCTGGTCCGAGCAGACATACGACTTTCCAAACACGTACGTGACCCTGCCCCTGCGCGTCCTCGGGTGGAATCCAGTGAATACTTTTGGCGAGTATCAGAATCAGCGTTTCGCTCAGCGTTATTACAACAAGGACCTCAAGACGTGGAACCGCTAAAAAAAAGATACATTAATATCAATATGGACCCCCTGGCCCTGGCTGCCGTTGTTGGTCTTGTGTTTGCCGGAAAGACTCTAGCCGACGGGAAGGAAACTCCCGCCTCGAGTCCCAAGCCGCCAACCACGAAACCCCCCTTGACCCGTCGCGATATCGATATGATGGCTGATTCAGTCGGTCACAGCGCGGATGCATTTGATCTCAGAAATACCAACCCAGATTTTGGACGTCGCATTGGCGATTGGCGTCTACAGCGCAAGGATGCCGTTCCTAATCTCCAGGATGTGACCCCGACGAATTCTCGTTTTCCGTACGGTCAGCCTGTGTATGATCTGTACAATCGCGAATATGTGACGAATAAGCAGAACAACTTGTCCCCCCTCGAAACTCCCATGAACATCGGCCCCGGTCTCGGCGTCGGCTCGAAGGTGCTTGCAGCTGGTGGTTTCCACGACTATTTCCGTGCTTTGCCGACAAATATTAACGAGGAGCGTCTCACGACCCTTGAAGGTCGTGAGGGTCCTCGCAATCCGTTCGTCAAGAGTGGAGGCGCCGCTTATATCGGAGACATCACGCACCAGGCGGCCGCTACCAAGACGGCGTTCCGCGATCCAGGGGCGTATGGTGGTGGTGGCGCCCAGAGCGCACTGGTCGGTGCAGAGGGCCGCCCCAACTTTCTCAAGACGAAAAAGCCGACGATTCGGTCGGAAACTGGTCTCCGCACGGACACCCTGTCGGACGGACCGCCGCAATACAACGTGTCTCAGCCGTATGCCGAGGGCAAGACGTGCTACACGGATACAGACCTGACCCGCTCTTCCGGCTACCGCACCAAGCCTGATCGGGCCGGAAACGCAGCTCGGATGAATGTTCGTAACGATCCAGTTAACCAGGTGGGCGCAGCGACCCAGCTCCGCATCGAGTCGGAGCCCGTTCCAGTCGGGCCCATGGGCATCACTGGTTCGAATCAGGGTCGTGGCACTCTTCCCCCAGAGTTTGATGATCCACTCAACGAATTCAAGTCCAATCCCAATCCACGTGCTTCGAGCGGATTCCTGGATATTGCAATTCAGCAGCTCGAGAAAAATCCCCTGGCGTACTCACTGGCGGACCCGAAAAAGGCTGATCCATCAATGCAGACTCGGCCATTCAACACCATTTCGGTTTCGTAGTTCAGACTCTAAAAAAATATCAATACAAAGTAAATGTCGGGAGGTGTTGTCCAACTCGTTGCAGTCGGCCCTCAGGACGCTTGGCTGACCGGCAAGCCCGAGGTTTCTTTTTACCGGTCGAACTACAAACGCTACACGCACTACGCCAACTCCGTGGAGCGTCAGGTTATTCAGGGAACTCCCATCGCGAACGGCATCTCCACGATCCGCTTCGAGAAGAAGGGTGACCTGCTGAGCTATGTGTATCTGTCCGTCCGTGATAACAACGGGGCTCATATGGTCAACCCAGACTGGACCCGCATCATCGACAAGGTGGAGCTGCTGATCGGCGGCCAGATTGTGGATACCCAGGACATCGAGTACATGACCGACATCGAGCCCATCACCGGCGCCCAGAACTTCTCCCAGCGTTACCTGAACAACAACAGCACCACCTTCAATAACCAGAAGAACTCTTTCCTGCCTCTGAAGTTCTTCTTCTGCAAGGACTGGTCCGTGTGCCTCCCCCTGATCGGTCTGCAGTTCCACGACGTGGAGGTGCGCATCACCTGGTCCCCGTATCTGAGCCAGACCATCACCATCGGCAACACGACCACCCCCGTGCTGACGGCGCAGCCCCAGGCGACGGCCAACCTGACATCCGATGTGGTGTTTTCCACGTCCAACACGGCGAACGTTCTCATTTCGCAGACGACCGGCCCCCTGTTCCCGGGCATGATGGTGGTTGCCGCCTCGAGCAATCTGCAAACCAACGTGGCTGTGATCCAGTCCTTCTCGAACGCTTTCACCCCAGTGTCTGGCCAGGGCTATTTCTCGAACGTGGTTGTTTCCTTCGCCAACAGCGCCGCCAGCAATATCTCGTCTCAGTTCGGTCTGGGCCAGACGGCCAACCTGTACGCCCCAGTGGCATCGACGCAGGTTACTGCAGTGACCGCAACGGCCACGTCGGCAACCCTGACCATCGGTCAGGTCGTGAGCCCTCTGAACCAGGGCGGCGTCCAGATCGGTCAGTACGTGGCTGGTCTGCCCTTCACCGGCCCAGTCTACGTGTCGAACGTCAACAGTGCCACAAGCATCACTGTGAGCTACCCGTCCCAGTCCGCCTCCGTCTCCGTCCCCTCAGGCCTCACCATCTCCTTCTTCACCGGCACGGCGGTTACAAGCACCACCTACAGCTCCCTGCAGTACGTGGCCTGGTCGAACTTCGTGTACCTGGATCAGGCTGAGCGCGACTACTTTGCCAAGATTCCCCAGAATGACATCCTCATCACCCAGGTGCAGCGCGTGGTCCTTGGCAACAACCCAGTGCAGGAGCTGGCCCTGGCTCAGCCCGTCAAGTTCCTGGCCTTCCCTTGTGTGAATTACGCCCAGATTTACGCCAACGGCGTGGGCTCATTGAAGGCGGCCGATTACCAGTTCAAGACCCAGGTGAACGGTGTGGATGTGGGAGACTCTCGGTCCCTGATCCACTGGGCCGATGTTCCCCAGTACTACAACACGCCCTACGGCTACGTTCACAATAACAGCGTGGCGAACGTGGCCATCATCAGCTACTGCCTGGACACGTCCAAGCTGCAGCCCACCGGCACCCTGAACTTCAGCCGTCTGGACACGTTCCGCATCGTGGTGCCTCCGACCCTGCCCAACGGCGTCCTGGGTCTGTACAACACCAACATCACCAGCGCGTACCCGACGCCTTACCTGTACGCAGTGGGCTACAACATTCTGCGTATCCAGAACGGTCTCGGAAGTGTTTTGTACGCCAACTGAACGGTGGATAAAATTCGAGAGTTTTATCTCTCCCAAAAATTAGAATGCACTGGATATTTTTGGCGATCATCGCCTGTCTTGTGTTTATGGCTTCGTATAACCCGCGCACGGGAAATCTCACTAAATTTTTTGCTCAGGATGTTTCAGTAGAGGATGGAAAGCCCCCCTCGAGTCGGGCCCAGAGAACGGCACAAAGCGATCGCGATACCGATGAGTAAAGTGAACGACGCCCTACACTTTTTGATCGTCCATGACAGGCGATACAGAGAGTGGACGTTCGTCACCGGCGGGTGTCGCCGACGCGAGGTCTACAATCCACTCAGGTGTGCGATTCGGGAACTCGAAGAAGAAACACGCGGGATCATAAACTTAAAAAGGGGGTCCTACTCCTATTTTAAGTTTACTACAGATACCCCTGAACCTCGGGACGTTGAAGACGGCGTCGAGGTTCTGAATCACTACCACGTTTACGTGTTTAACCTACCCATGACATCTACGGAACATCGTCATATCATCAGGAGATTCACAGAAGAAAAGAAGAAAATGGAAGGATCTGAAGTTCCTTTTCGCAAAAATTACGATGAAAATGACGAGTGTCGTTTTGAAACACTCGACCGTATCGGCAAGTGTCCGAACCTTTGGCCTATGATTAGGCGTCATGTCATTGGTAACTCTGAATTCACTCAGGCGATAGAGACGACCCACTGGACGCCTTTTAATTTGAGGGAATGAGGACCTTATGGGGTCCGACGGAACCTTAGGTTCCTCTCCCCAGTCCCGCAGGGACTGTTCTCCCACCCGCGCCGTTCAAACTCTTTTAATTTCCTTCTAAAATTCAGATGACTCGCTCAAAGACGGAGTTGGCCACTATTCTCGTCAAGCTTCGTGGTGACGTCACAGACCCTGATGAGATTGAGAAGGAGACGGCGAGACTCGCAGGGGAATTGTCATTGATGAAATTGTGTTATGAAATTCAAAAGGTTGAGGAGGAGCGGGAGGAGTCTGCCAAGACTCCCACAGAGGAGCCGACTGCGACTGAGGAGGAAGCTCCAAAGGAGGCTGTACCTCTGACAACCGCGGAAGAGGCGATCGTTGAGGAACTCAAGGCGCCTGAAAAATCAACACCAAAGCAGAAACACAAGCACATTTTGTCATGGCTATTGGATTCGTCGAGTGATGAGGACGAGTCTTAATTCATATAAATTTCCATACATATCCACCTAAATTTTTCTTCTTCCCATTACAACATAAACTTATACCGGATGATGATGCGTTATTGCATCGCGATGCAGATTTTATAGAATCATATGATTCTACCATTATATCATCAATGAACATTCCAACCTTTTTAGACCCGGACCCTGGTTTACCAAACATGTGATTCTTTTCACCAGTTTGTGATTTACCGCGTTTAAGTTTCGTGTCTAAACTTTGCTTCATTCCAGTTCTACTTTCACTCATCTTTTGTCTAGTTTCTACTGTCGCTTTCGTCCCAGTTCTTAAAAGACGTAGTTTCTCCCTAGTATCTAGATGAACATTTTTTCTAGAATTACCTCCAGTTTCTAGATTATACCCATGAGGTGCGATGGTATTTCTTGTACTAATTTCTAATTTTTCACGTTCGTCAAGTTCTTCATTTAAAACTTCTGATATAACCTCGAACGTAAAATTAGATAATCCATATTTTTCAAACGCACGTTTCAAAAGGCCATGGGGTCTTGATTTTTCATTTATCCAACGTTTTTCAACTTTTGTAGCACGTGTTTGACCTATATAACATTTATTATTTATAGTGTTTTTTATAAGATAGATCCATCCCATATACTATATACATATAAAAACTTTAACTTAAAGTCTTTGCTTGTTTGATACTCATGTCTATAGAACGATGGATGGTTCCCAAAGGACCTGGGACGCATGTTTTGATGTCGGGTGGAATTTTGTACGTACCCCCGGAAGAAACCCTAGAGTTCTACCGAGAGTATATTGAAGCTATCAATTTAGGAACAAAATTGTATGTCGTCGAACAAAAGACGGAACTTTTCAAGTTTTTCGTAGATTTGGATTACAAGGCGCCAGACAGACTCAAGGATGAAGACCTCATTCAATTTTGTTCTATAATTCACAAGGCTCTTGAAACCCCGTCCCAGTGCGTGATTGCCCGAGCCAGGCCGAGATCTGTAGGTGAAGGCCTTATCAAGTCTGGAGTTCATATTCACTGGCCCGATTTGGTCGTGTCTCGGACCCAGGCGATGAATTTAAGAACAAAAATAGTGACGAGTCTGGCAGCCGACTTCCCTTTCGATTGGGACAAGGTGATTGACGCGTCAGTCTATGGAGGTTCGGGACTTCGGATGCTTTGGTCCCATAAGAAACCTACAGGAGACCCCTATGTTCCATGGAGATCCCTTGACGGGCGCGAGTTTGCCAAGACGCCCGACGTTGACACCTTGGCTCTGTTTGCTATCCGTACAGAAGATAACGATAAACCGTCCGAGATTCTGTCAGACACAGGGCCGCTCGAGGAGTTTATTAGGCGGTACATGGAGGGTCAGGGGCGAGCTCACGTCAAAAAGGTTCAGCGGAGCGAACATAACGGATGGTTTGCCCAGACCGACTCTAAATTTTGTGAAAAAATTAAGAAGGAACACAAGTCGAACCATATTTGGTTTCATATTGGATCTAGGCGGATTTCTCAGAGATGTTTTGACGAAGACTGTACCGAGTTCAAAGGGACTGAACATATTCTTCCGCCTTCTATAGTAGAGAAGCTTGAAGATGTTGCTATTGTGGGTAGTCCTGCTTCTAGTTTTCTTATGGATATTTTTCCCAATGGGGCCTCAGTCCCGGTTCAAAAAGTACGAAAAGATGGTCCATCCGTATTCGGGTCTAGACCCGACAAACTGGCAAAGGTTCCTGGAAAATCTCCACACGTTTGTACAGTTGGCTTCGACACGGGTCGATGATGCCGCCGAGGCTTTGTATGCGGCGACGGAGAACGTCAAGGATCTGGGCCTTGGGCTTCGACGCGCAGACGACACTGAAATTCAGGAAAAGCTCGGGGAGATTGCTTTTCAGCTGGGATACGAAGGCGAACTCATTTTGAACCAAAATGCAGTTTCCCAGGGGCTTTACTTCTTTCCACGTTACTTAAACGAATCACTCATGGAATACCCAGAACATGCCGACACGCGCGACCCAGGACCAGTCAGGAGCCACGGGCAATGAGACCGAGTCCGGAGGACTCGTGAGCCAGCCACCCCCAGAGACGCGCACCCGCTCTGGGCGCGTCTCCAAGCCGCCGACGCGTTACGAGCCCGTCGAGCAGGTCGAGGACGACTACGCACCCGAAGATTACGATACTGAAGACCCGGATGACGTTTCAGAGGATCTAGACTCGGATGTGGAAGATGAGGAGTCTGACGAATCTGATGCTGACGATGATGGAAATTTGGATGGATTTGTTGTACCAGATAAAAGTGAGAGTGACGTAAGTGATAGTGATGGAGAACCTGCCGTTCCTGTCGCAAAGCGCCGAGCCGTCGTCAAGAAACGTCCCGCCACCCGAGCCTGAGCCACGGCGCGCATGGACTCCGCAGCAGGATTTTGATGAGCAGCCTCCAGCGAGACGTTTTGTTCCCGCGTTTGATCCACCGCGTCAACAGAACATCTTTGAATCGCTCAAAGAGAATCAGGTTGCTCTTATTTTGATTGGTATCGTTATTGGAGTTCTCATTATGAATATGCGACCTATTATTGTAAACCCCATGAAAAGTTAAAATGGATACAAGGGTGCGTTTTTAACGTAGTCGTCGTTTCCTACAAAATCACCAACTGGACCCGCGCGGTTCACATACACATCCTCCTGTAATATCCCCATCCAGGGATTTACACGAGTTTGATCGGCTGGCTCCATCTGACGAAAGACGTCAAATTGCGAAGGAGATTCCACTGGTGGAGGTGGGCGAGACGCGATAGTACGAGAAATACTTATATAAAGAACGAATGAAACGGCTAGAACTGCCGCAATTGGTGCAACGTAACCACGTCTCAAAAGATACAGACTCGTGAATATAGTCATAGAACCAGCAATTGCCACGAGGGCAAGTTGCCACGTGGGAAGTGTTGTGAGAAAGTCCATCGCGTTATCTATTATTTATGAAAGTTTTTTACTCGGCGGGCTGATCTGGAACGTCGTCATCACCGGCCGGGGTGGTCTGCTCTGCAGACCCCTCGTCACCCTCGGTGATGGAATCGATCTGAACAGCCGGGAGCTTGCGCTCCTCGATAATCTTACCCACGCGCTCATCAGCCATTGCCACCAGCTCAGCAAACGTCTTGTCTGGGAACTCCTTGCGCAGCTCCTCGACAACCTCCGCAGGGTGGGGAATCGGGGGGACGTCCGGCTTGGTGTAGAATTTGGAGTTCTCGTCGGACGGGTCGATGAACGGATACGGACCGGGCTGGGGCTGAGCGATCATGTCGCGCTTGCGCTTCTCGAACATGGCTGCAGCCGCATTCTGGTTCTGGCGGTACTTGGTCATAAT